GTGTCCCTTGAATACATACTACCTCTACCCCAATAACTTCTCCTATTGTCAGAGAAATTAAGCCTGTAGTCCATGCTCTGCTACTTTTGCCATTAAGTTGTTTAAATACTCTTGATCCGAAGTATTAACTTGCGTTTTAGACAAAACAACACTTAGAATAGCTTGAACTTCAGAAATCTTATGTGAATTGTTCATAGTATATTCTCCAAGAATCATAAGCATATCGTGCATAAGATAAGATGCTTTGTCTTTATATCCTGCTGTACTATTCAAGTCATTAAGCTCATCTACTAATTGAGTACTAAACAACTGAGTATATGCCCAGTTATCTGCCTCTACAATAGATTGATACTGACTTACAAGAGATCTTACATTGTTTTCTCTCTTAGTTTCTAGCTTAGCAGCAACATCACCTAATTTATCAGGAGCAATAAGTTCACATACTTTAATAATAGCTTGAGAATCACCTAACCCATATACAAGCTTTGCAGCTTGAACAATCATAGGTACTTGATAGATAGTACGGTCAGAAGCGGCAGTATAAATAACAGTTAGAAATTTAGCCATAAGCTTAGAATCTATTTTACATGTAGCTACTTCTTCTTTAGTAGGTACATTAACCATTACCTCTTGCATGCTTTCTCCTTTCTTCCACATGTCTTTCATAACATCAAGACCGACACGAACTACTTTCTCTGTAAGAACAAAACGATCCCAGAAAGGATTTTCTAGTTCGTCATTAGGAATAACATTACAGCTACCAGCCATAACTTCCCACTTACATTTCTTAATGGTATCACCATAGAAGAGTGCTTTCTCACGCATAACAGACAACAAAGTGTTACGAACACCTGAAGTCCCCTTATCAACCTCGTTGATAAGTAAAAACTTTGCATCAGCAATAGGAGCGTCAATTTTATGCACCTTATCTTCTAATAGAGATTTCATATTTACACGACCTTTAATCTCAGAGGTCTTGGTTCCTTCGTCTAATTCTATAACAAAGGTATTCTTGCGTACAGCTTCTTTATTGTATTGATACTTGGCTGCAGCGTAGTCAAGAAGAGTTTGTGTCTTACCCACGCCAGGCTCGCCAAGAAGCAAAACAGGTAAACCTGTTGCTTCTGAAAGAGCTAATATGTTAAATACACTTTCTTTTCCGACTAGTTTAGTTTTAATTTTTCTACTTTCCATTATTGATTGATTTTTATTTATTATTTATTAATTAAATACATCTAATACTACACAATTTTCATTTTCATAAGACATAGCATGATCGTAAGTGGTAAGCCAATCATCGTTTTCTCTATGCCATTTTACTTCTTTTAATAATTCTACAATTCCTTTTACATACTCGCCTGATTTTAAAACACCTCCGTGAGTAGCCATATTTATATCTCGTACACTACAACCATATACTACAGGTTTATGTGTACAAGCCATTTCTGCTACTATAAATTTAAAAGGATCAAGTGTGTAATCAGAAATATCATTTATAGGACAATTTTCGGAGGAGGGAGTACGTTTGTGCCATTGACGTAGAGCTTCTACATAAAAGGCAGCTTGTCTAAAATATCCAAAACGTATAAAGCTATTTGCAAATTCTAATACCGATTTTCCTGTAGTTTTTAAATCTGTAGGAAGTATTCTTTTACTAGTATGATCTACGATAACTCTATCCATAGTACCTTTACAAGACAACCCTTCAAACTCAAATTCTATATATAACTGATCATATATATCCATCATTGGATGGGATTCACAATCTTTCATATAAAATTTAGTTGCAGGGCAGTTTTGCAGCATTGCAACAACATCTTTTACTTGTTCCAGGTCTCCTTCTGCAATTACAGTCTTTCCTTTTGAATTTTTAAGAAAGTTCATGTATTGCTGAATTTTAGGGTCTTGATATTTTTTCCATATAGATTCTTCTTTAAGTTTAAAGCCAGATTTTTTATAAGCCAGCTTAAATAGAGTCTCTTCAGGTAGACTATCATGATTTACTTGCATATAGTCATGCATCATTTTACAAAGATCTCCCATCATACCTGAAGGCTTACCTGTTTTAATAACAGCGAATTGCTCATCAAATTTGTCAGGCTCAGTGATTAAACAATCTACAGCAGAACCTTTTGTAAAATAACTAGCATCTACATTTTTAGGATTTAAAATATGCTGTCTATATTCTGCAGGACTTTGTGCAAATAAATTTAACGAAGACACACTCATTACATGTGCTTGTAGCGGGTTTGTTATTATTTTCATTTAAATAAGTTGTATGTTAAACACTAATTTTCTATCGTCAGAAGGTGTATAAGTTATTTGACCTGAGCTTCTGACATACTCTACACTATCTTCAGGTATTTTACCTTTTTCTACAAGTGTATCCAGGAACCATTTGGTCCAAGGCCATTGATTATCGCAATCCCAATTTAATCTATCCGCAGGTTTATACATATCTATCCATATACGTAGATAGCATCCTTTAGGTATATTTATAACAGGTAATTGATCTATATACTCTCCTAAATATCCATGCATCCATCTAGCTACTTTAGACCTTGCAGTATAATGCAAGGAGCCATCATAAATTCTTTGACCATTAATTGTCCAGTATTTAGGTTTTCCTGCTACTAGTGGGTTTGCAATGATTCTATTTTTATTAGCATCTATCAGATATCCTTTAGAATCATAATGTATATGACCCGCTTTTAGTTTATCTGCATGTTTTTTAGGTAATTTTTTAGAATCTGTTTTTTTCCAATATTTTGCTCTTCTTCTTTGAGATATTGGAATTTTTTCTTCATAATTAGGAATTACTACTTTCCATATTTTTTCCATTAATTAAGTTATTTATTAAATTTTTAGAAATATTAAGCCCATGTAGTTTTACATGATCGCTTATATCTTTTACATTAGCAATATTTTTTATAAATATTACTTTAGATTCCATACTTAAATATTCTTGTAAGTTCTCTGCACCTTTAATACCTGTATCATCATTATCGAATAGTATTACTATACTATCGAAATGCATTGCAATATTATCTATCGCTTCATATTGGTTTCTATTGCCCTCAGCTTGAGGAGCTATAGAAGAAAATCCCATCTCGTGCAAACACATCACATCTTTAAGTGATTTCGTTATTATAAGAGTGTTTCTAGAAAAGTCTAAAGCATCATAGCCTTGTATGTTATCTTTAGTGACATTACTCATCCATTTATATTCTCCTTTATTTGCAAAAGGTCTATATACTTTGATATTATTATCAAATTTATAGCAATATATAGGATTGTAATTATTATATCTTAATATAAGATTTTTATTTAAGAATATATATTTAGCAGAAAATACATTATACTTTTCTAAAGTTTGTTTTGTAATCTTATAAGATCCCCAGTATTCTATATCTTTTTTTGTAAATACTTGAGGCTTAAACTGCAATAGTTTTTTATTATACTCTATTTTATCAGGTTTATACTCTTTGTATTGTCTCTGATATGTAGTAGTATTAGAATTACCATTCAGTTTAAGATTAAAATCCTTATTTATTATGTTTAAAGCCTCTATAAAAGAAACTTTATGTAATATCATTACTAAGTCAAAACAAGAACCTTGGGCACCATTAAAATCTTTAAAACGAAGCTCTCCATTTGACAGAGAGTATACAACAAAAGAAGGTACTTGATCTTTTCTAAGAGGAGATCTAAAAGCTTTATTTATAGTGAAATTTGTCCCTATATAATATCTTAGAATTTCTTCCTGGTTTGTTTTTTCAAGAATAGCTTCTTTAGATAATCTTTCAGGTAAGTTTATATTATTTAGATCGTACATTATTATATAAATAAAACTGAGCCGTCCATATTTCTACAGACGGCTCAGAGATTAATAAAATGTCACACTAAATATTAAAACGGAAGGTCTACATCGTCTGTTTGCTGTGCTTCCTGAGTTGCTGTAGCTGCAGTCTTTTGCAGTTTATCGTATTGAGTAATACGCAGTGAACTATTTGCAACACTCATAGCCTCAATAAAAGGAGCATAATTAGGAACTGCATTGTAGTCTTTGTAGTCATAAACAACTTTAAGTCGTACAGGCACGGCTTCGGTATTTATATTACTCATTACTTGTGCTATATTAGTACAAAGCTCAGAGAAATTACTGCCTTTTACATTGAACTGATCTTTAGGCATAAACGTAGTACAAATATGCTTTACTCTAATAAGCATATTGTTTATTCTCCTAAGTACTGCATCCTCTTTAGATTCTCCTTCTTTAGGAGTTACATATTGAGGATTAACGTCAAACTCATTATGAGTTAATTCATTACCATTAGCATCTGAAAATTTAAAGCTCATGTAAGAGTTTCCATTCTTGTCAGTCTTTACTTCCATACCTTTAAAGGTACATCCTTCATTAACTCCTACAGGAATAGGAGTTGCTCCAGTCATTCCTGATGCGTCTAGTGATTGATTAATTTCGTACATTTTTTATTATTTATTAATTATTAATTATTACCAAATATCATCTGATGTGTCTTCGTCCCCATATTCTCCTTGAGATGTAGTTTCTTCTACTGTCTCTTCTGTATAAGAATCATATGTTTCTTTTGAATTGTCAACTGTAGTTTCCTCCTCTACTGTCTCTTGTAAAGATACAGAATTTTCTTCAGTTTCATTATAAATCTCATAAAATTTATAAGTAGAAAAGTCATCAAAAGTTTTAGATTCTTCTTTTACAGATATAGATACTTTACCTGTTGTAGAAAGGTTATACGTACTTCTAAGGTCTCTGTTATGAGGCATATTATTAGCAATACCTTGAGCATTAATAGCAACTCCTTTATTATCTGGTGCTAAATAAAGATAAGCGTTACCGCTGTCTGAATATGCAATACCAAATTTGTTAGAAGCTTTGCTTACTCCCATTCTACTTAAAAGTGCAGGAGAGAATTTAATAGAGCCATTGTCTTTTAGCTCCATTTTTAAATCATCTCCGAATTTGTTCATGCGTTCTACACGCTTACCTACTAGTGTTAGTTTCATTCGTAATATTTGTTAATTGTTTGAATTACTTGGTTTATATCATTTGGAACTTTCAATTCCTCGAACATTCCTTTTGGGGTTTTGCCTGTAGTAGTGCCATCACTTTGTGTTCTAAAATAATGCTTGATACCACCATTAGGGTCTTTTTCTACTTCTGTAAACAACACAATAGTAAACATACCCTCCATGTTTACTTTATCATCTACAAGCTTGCCTATAGTTTTAAACTTAAGCTTTCTGTTACCTGATAGATCTGTGGAAGCTTCTGCGTGACCAATCATTATGAATGTAATATCATCCCGCATATTCTTACCTGCATTTGCAATTTCCCATGCATGCAGACCTATTTCAGTAAATTTCTCAAATCCTCTTTCATTAGCTCTACGCATAAATTCATTTGCCATAACATATGTAAAGTCATCAACGATAACTGTTTTAATGTGGGGCATATTTTCATTTATATGTTTAAGCATTGCTACTATTTTGCCAGCATTGTCTGTTGCAATATAATTTCCTTTAGGATTATCTTTTGTTAATTGAGAATAGTTCTTTTTCCAACCTCTAAAAGGCATTGGCTTCTTAGCTACATTTACTAAGAATGTAGAAGAAGGGTCCAATGTTTCCAGGCTTGTTGATTTGCCAGAACCAGATTCTCCGATTATTAATATTTCTTGTGACATTTTATTATTTATTATTAAAAGTTAGTTCTCCTGGTTTTATATATTCATCTATTTTGCTATGTTTTAAATTATCCAACATTCCTAATACAACTCCAGCTTCGCCCTCTCTGTTTTTTATAATATGCCAATATATCATGGCCTGATTAGAGTCAAGGGGATTTGTTACAGGTAAATTGTTGGGTCCATAGCTTTGTAAATGAAGCATAAATGGTTTATGAGATATAAGAACTACATCTGAGCCGTGAAATACAGCATCACTACCAAAAATATCTTTTTTCATTGGATATTGCGTAGTAGGATTTGATATACGTTCAGCTCGTTCTATATCTCGATTTAATTGACTTAAGACAACTATAACTATCTTAAGTTCTTTCTTAATAAGCATAAACATTTTATAAAGCTTAGTAAGTATTTCTCTTTCTGAAGCTCCTTGAGCACCTTTAGTAAGTAAAGTATGATCTAAAAATACTACACTTCCATAGAAAGGGCCTTTTTTACCTTGCTCTTTCATATGGAATTTATGTATAGTATTATAGATTTCTTCTACATTACCTGGAATATCGACATAATAAATATCATAATCGTTTATAGTATCTTCTACTATAAATTTTGCTCTTTCAAAATCTTTATCTTTTAGATTTTCATTACCAGAATATAAATCTGACGCTGTAATGTCAAGTTTAGAAGAAATCTTTCTCCCTACTTGTTTCATTGACAGCATCTCGAAGTTAAAAGATAGTACTGAGAACTCTTCATTCGGATTAAAATCAAATAGACTTGTCTCTAGCTCATTTGCTATAGAAGACTTGCCAGACCCAGACATACCTGCAATGGTTACAATAGTACCCCATTCCATTCCGCCTGTAATCGTTTTATTTAATTTGCCCCATCTTGTTTTAAGAGACCGTATAGTACCTTTTCTTCTTTGATCTATATACTGTATTATTTCATCACTTGCCTTCTTAATGTGTTTATAAGAAAGGTTTTTATTAGATGAATTTGCCGCCATAATTTACATCTTTTTTAGTTTCATTGTTATCTGTTTCTATAAAATTTAAAGTATCTCTCCATATCTCTTGCTTTAACCAATTCTTTAAAGTTTTGACATATGTTAAACCTTGAGCTTTTTGTTTTTCTACATAATACTCAACAGCTTTCTGCATTTGAACAGGCGTTGCTCTTCCAGATTGTAGCACAGAGAGATATAGTTTTTTAATCTCTTTACTACCTTCTTTAAGATAATCAGTACGCCCATTCATTCTAATAGCTTTAGTTGGATAAGCAGATATAAAAATGTTAAACTCTTTTTCATATACGCTCTCCGCTAAATCTACTAGGTCTTCGTCACCAAGGAACGGGTTATCACTTTTAGCATCTTCATAACTATCTACCATGTCTTTAATAAATTGCGATCCTTTAGAAGTAATTAACCATTTTTTATCTTCTGTTTCTTTTAAAAACCCTCTTTCTTTTAGATTATTTAAAATCTTTAAAGAAATAGGATTTATATTATTGCTATACATTTTAATAAGAGGCTTCTTATCATATGCAAAACAATACAAAA